CTTCCCATCTACTTACCCCGAGCCAGTCATGCCTAGCCCAGATGAGGATTTCCCATCTACTTACCCCGAGCCAGTCATGCCTAGCCCAGATGAGGACTTCCCATCTACTTATACAGATGAACCCGTGGTTTTTGAACCAAAGTTTGAGCCTGTTGAAGAGCCTAAGCCTCTACCTGAGCCAGAGCCATTCCCTGAGCCCAAGCCTGAGCCCGAGCCTGAGCCAATAGTTGAGCCTATTCGTGAGCCTTTACCTGAGCCCAAGCCCGAGCCTGAGCCTGTTCGTGAACCTGAGCCTGTTCGTGAACCTGAGCCTGAGCCTGAGCCAGTAGTTGAGCCTATTCGTGAGCCTTTACCTGAGCCTGAGCCATACGACGATACTCCTATTGAGTACCACGACCCTGTAGAAATTCCAGATCGGGGTGAGCCTGAGCCTGTTCGTGAGCCTGAGCCTGTTCGTGAGCCTGAGCCTGTTCGTGAGCCTGAGCCTGTTCGTGAGCCTGAGCCTGAGCCTGTTCGTGAGCCTGAGCCTGAGCCTGTTCGTGAGCCAGAGCCAACTCCTGAGCCAGTACAACCTGAGCCTGAGCCCGAGCCAAATCCTTACACGCCTGAGCCAGAGCCTAATCCATACACGCCTGAGCCAGAGCCTAATCCATACACGCCTGAGCCTGAGCCAAATCCGTACAGGCCTGAGCCTTTACCTGAGCCTACTCCGTATGACGACATACCACTAAGCGACGCCGAAATAGAAGAACTTTTTGGCGGCAGTGATGGTGGTGGCGGCGGTGGCGGCGGTGGCGGCGGTGGTCGAGGATTAGAAGCCTATAGTGATTATGGTGACTTCGGCGGCTACGGCAACTACGGCGAAAACATGGTTGCTGCTAGTGGTGGCCTAATGAGCTATGCACGGGGCGGGTCTGCACGCCCATTCTTCTCCAAAGAAACCGGCAAGTTTAGTTTCCATCCCCCACGTGTCTACGCTTCGGGCGGTTTAAGCAACTTGGGTGGCTACTCTGATGGTGGCCGTTTGCTCAAGGGCCCCGGTGATGGCGTGTCTGATAGCATCCCTGCGTCTATTGGTAGAAACCGTCAACCTGCACGACTTGCCGATGGCGAATTTGTAGTACCCGCACGTATCGTGTCTGAGCTGGGTAACGGCTCAACAGAAGCTGGCGCACGTAAGTTGTACGCCATGATGGACCGCATCCAGCAAGCTCGTGGAAAAACAGTTGGTAAAGGCAAGGTAGCCACCAACTCCCGTGCCGACAAACACCTTCCCGCATAAGGAGCCTATAAATGGCAGATACAAGCATTTCACAAGTAACGCAGAATCAGGTTGGCTTTGCACCTGAAGTTGCACCGTATGCACAAAACCTTCTAGGTACAGCCGCAGGTGTAGCGTATACATACCAAAAAGATCCCAGCGGCAACATAATGAAGGATGACAAGGGACTGCCAATCATTAGCGGTTTCCAACCCTACCAGCAATACCAAGGTGAGCGTGTTGCTCAGTTTTCTCCATTACAGCGTCAGTCTTTTGAGGGTGCGCAAAACATGCAACCTGCGTATCAATTGCAGGGCGCTACAGGCTTGGCTGGTTTGGCCGGTCAACAGGCTCTTGGTACACAGTACAACCCACTGAACTTCAGATCACAAAGCATTACCGGTGGTGGTCGCGGTATGGGTGGCTACGGCGGTGACATTGGTGTCGGTGGGTTTGGCGGTGACAGAGGTGTTGGCTTTGACGATAGGAGCGGAGACATTGGTGTCGGCTATGGCGGCGGTATGGGCGGCCCACAAAACACTTTGCAACAATACATGTCTCCGTACATGCAGAATGTTGTTCAACGTCAGCAACAAGATGCTTCACGCCAGTCGGCTATTGCAGGTCAAGCTCAGCAAGCACAAGCGGCTCGTATGGGTGCGTTCGGCGGCAGTGGTGACTATTTGATGCGTGCGCAAGCTGCTGGTAATTTGGCTCGTCAAAAGGGTGATATCCAAGCTACCGGCTTGCAAAACGCATACGGGCAAGCGCTTCAGCAGTTCAATACGGAACAACAAGCTCGTCAACAAGCGGCGCAGTTGGGTGAACAGTCTCGTCAGTATGGTGCCGGTCTAGGTCTTCAAGGTTTGCAAACTGCGCTGTCTGGCGCTAATGCGCTAAACACCATTGGGCAGAATCAGTACTCCCAAGGTATGGACATTAACAAGCTGCAAAACCAATACGGTGGCCAGCAACAGCAACAGATGAACACGATTTTGGGTAACCAATATCAGGACTTCTTGAACCAACAGAACCAGCCATACAAGCAGCTCGGCTTTATGTCTGACATTATTCGTGGCGCACCTTTGTCTCAGCAGGGTAGTACAGTCTACTCAGCTAATCCTACGACTGCACAAAACGTTGCTTCGTTGGGCCTTGGCGCGGCTGGTATTGCTAAACTAGGTTCTTTATTTGCCAAAGGTGGACATGTGAAGTCTAATGGCCTTGGCGGTCTAGCGTTAAACAAGTTGGTGTAAGGAAAAATCATGGGAATTGACATGGCATCTGTCTATGCCGAGCGGTATAGAAAAAACCCCGACATACTACGCGCTGCGGTAATCGGCCAAAGCCCAGATCGCAGACTGGACCCCTACACTGCGCTTAACGCACTGAAGTTGGTTAATGAGTCCAACAGAATGATGATGGCGGGTCAAGCACAACAACCCACTTCTTCACCTTCTTTGGTTGCTCAGAACATGGCTCCACAAGCAGGTCTTGGCGCTATGGTCCCCGGTGCTATGGGTCAGATGGGTGGTCAAATGGGTCAGGCCCCTCAAGCTGCTCCCGCAGCTCCAGCTCCAACCATGATGGCTAAGTCCGGTGGCTTGGCTAGTTTGCCGACCAAAGATTTTGGCTACGCCCAAGGCGGTATCGTTGCTTTTGCTAAGGGCGGTGCTAATGGCCAAGAAAGAGACTACACGCAAGAAGTGCTTGATTCAATTGCAGACGACAAGCGACGTGAAGACTACGGCACAGACCAAGAGCCCGGTTGGAATCAAGACGACAGTGAAGGCAGTGGTTTGGCGCAAGGGGACTTCAACGCATACCTTATGAAGCAGTTAAAAGGTATGGAAGAGTACGAGCCTAAAGAAATGTCAGAGAAAGAACAAGACGCTCTGTATCAAAAGTATTTAGGCCGCGAAAAAACATTGGCCGGTCCAGATATTTACGCCCCAGCAAGGGCGGATTTAAAGAAGCGTGAAACAGATATTGCTGGTAACGAAAACTACGGCCAAGGATTGGCTTTGATAAGCGCGGCTGGCCACATACTCAAAGGTCGTAACTTAGCGGAAGGTGCAAGTAATGCGGCACCAGCTTTTGCTCAGCAAATGGCAGAAGTTAAACGCTCTTCCATCCAAGAGAAACGTTCTATTGAGCAGATGAAGTTTGCTTATGCCGACGCAGAACGCAAAGAGAACGCTGGTATGCACCGTGCCGCTGTTTCTTCTATGGAGAGCGCACGTAAGTTCCAACAAGACGCTAACAAAGCTAACTTTGACAAACGTAGAGCCTTGGCTGATTTGGCGGCTAAAGGTGTGCAAGCTAACAGACCACGTGCTGGTGGCGCTGGCGGTGCTAAGTTGGCTGAACGTTTGGCTGATGCTGAAGAAGCAGTCGCACTCAACCCCACCCCAGAAAATAGGGCTCGTCTAACGGCGCTAACAAGTGCGGCTTCTAAGATGAAGACCACATTCTCTACAAGTGAAGTTGGGCCAGAAAAATCTAGGATTACTACAGCACCTATCCAGCAGCGTGTTGATGCTAAGGTTGCCGACTCGATGAAGAGCTTCTCGACCTTAAACCCAGCTTACAGAAAAGCTGTTCGTAGTGGTAATCAGGCTGAGGCAAAACGTTTGTGGGAAGCTGAGGAAGCTAAGTGGCGTGGTATACACTCTAAGTCTGAAGCTGCCGCCGCAAGTAACACTGCTGCTCCCGGAACTGCTGAAAACCCAATCAAACTTTCTCCTTGAGGCGTTAAATGCCCATCTACGAATACCAAGGTAAGCATTACGATATTGCTACCGATGATCCAGCCGCAGCTAAGGCTAAGATTCTTGGCCACCTTGGTACTCAGGAGACTCCTGCGCCTAGTCCCGCGCCATTAGCGCCTAAACCTAAGCAAGCTGCGCAGTCTGATGATTTTGATTTCGGTGCCCCAATGGGAACTGGTTCAGAAGAAATCATGGCGCAGCCAACCACGCCAAAGGTTCCTAAGTTTAAGAGCGTACTGGAAGGCCGCGAGCCTGAGTACGACGAAGAAGCGCTAATCAAAGCATCGCGTCGCAAGTATGTCGAGCAGGGCATAAAAGAAGCCGAGCGAGCAACTGCGGTTGGCAAACAAAGACTTGCTATTCAACAAGCCGGTCGGGACAGACTGCGCAAAGAAGCTGAAGCTGAGAACTACGGAATCTTAGATTACGCCGCAGATACAGGTATTGATCTTGCTAAAGGTGCAGTCGGCTTAGGCGAGAACTATGTTGGCTTACTTGACATCACTTCTGGCGGTGCAGCTGGTAAAGTTTTGGGGCGCATGGGTTATGACCCAGAGCGCACGACTGAATGGTTGAATGGGTTCCAATCTATTACCCGTAAGAACGCACGTCAAAATGTTAAAGAGGCCGAGGGGTTCGTTGATACTCTCGGCGCGTTGCTTGTAAACCCAACTGAACTGCTTGGCTCAATTGCTGAATCGCTTCCCGGTACAGTCGCATCTGGTGCGGTTGGTGGTAAGTTTGTACGGTTCCTTGCTGGTAAAGCTACGGCTGAAGCATCTGCTTTGGGCCTGACTGGAAAAGAAGCACAGGACTTTATTTCTGGCAAAGTTAAAGAACAAGCGTACAAGATCGCCGCTGTTGCAGGTGGAACCGAGGGCGCTCAAACTGCTGGCTCTGTTGCAGAAAAGGGTCGTCAAAAAGATAAAGACTGGGACCAATATGTAGCTCCCGCTATTGCCGCTGGCCTTGGCACTGCCGCCATCTCTGCACTGTCCGGTAAAGTTGCTCAGAAGCTTGGTATTGGTGATATCGAGACTAGCATTGCCGCACGCTCAGCTGGCGTCAAAGGTGTCGGCCAAAGTGAAGGCACGTACTTTACTAAGCTCTTCAAAGAGATGGGCAAGGAAGGTTTGCTTGAGGAATTGCCACAGGGTGTCCAAGAACAAATCTTTACCAACTTAGCTACAGGCCGTCCTTGGGATGAAGGTATCGGCAAAGCTGCCGCCCAAAGTATTGTTACCGGTGCGGGTATGGCTGGCGGCCATGTTACCGGAGCCGCTGCACTCCAAAAAGCATCGTCTACTTTGAACAATGCTTTGTTTGGTCTTTCTAAAGAAGAGCAACAGCAACAGCAAGAAGAACTTAAACAGACTAACGAGGCCCCTCCACCTCCACCACCTGCTACTAATGAAGCACCACCTGCACCCCCTTCACCTGCCGCTCAAGCAGGTCAGGCTCGTGCCGACAGGATTGAAAAAGTAACTCAAGTACTTGTACAGCAAGGTATCCCTGCTGAAAATGCTGGGCGTATTGCCGAGCGCAGAGTCGATGCAGAGTTAAAGGGTGAAGCCAAAGCTGCGGCTATTAAAGTACCTGAAGGCCGTGTTGAGCAGCTTACACAAGATTTAATCGCCAGCGGTGTAGACCCACAACAAGCAGTTATTCAAGCACAGAAACAAGCCCAAGAGGAGGCAGAGGCAGATGAGCTTGCGAAGACAGAAACAGGAGGAGCAGCTAATGTTGCAGGACCTATCAGTAAGCCAGCTGGAGAAAGCACTAGCTTGGTTGGACAGTCCGATACAGAGCCCTCCACCGGAAGAATTGCTGGAGCTGAATCAGATGGAATGGTTTCTACTAGACCGGATGTTGCAGGCGCTACAACTGGAGAAACAGGCAAGCCGCTTACACTAGAAGAGCGACTTCAGGAAGCGGATGAGCGTAGAAGTAAAGCCATTGCTATGGCTAAAAATAACCTCGACACTGCAGAGGCTACGAAGTCTGAATACGGTGGTTTGAAAGAAGCCTTTGGTGCCCACAGGCAAAATGTAATTGACACCCTTAGTGAGCAAGGTGAAACAGACCGACGTGTTGTAGATGCAGCACTTGATGCGTACGATAAAGAAGTTGAAGCGCGATTAGCTAAAGAAGAAGCACCTGCCGCAATAGAAGAAACACCCATTGAAACCAAAGGAGCCGAACTTGGCACTGAAACCACTGAAGCCCAGCAAACAACGCAAGAAAGACAAGCGGCACCAACAACCGGAGCAGTAAGCAAAGGTAAACGTGGTCGGCCACCTGTTCAGCAGAGGCATGTAGTCGTAAAAAATTCTGAAGGTAAGTTTGAACACGTTACGGATGGTGAAGTAACTGCAACGTACGCAAACAATAAGCAAGCTACTGCGGCTGTCAACTTGGCTAAAGCCAAAGATGCAAACAACACTGCAAACATCGCCAAGTATCAGGCTGAGTTGGACAAAGCACTTGCTTCTACGGGTCGAGGCCGACCAGCTAAGGCCGCGACAGAAACCAAAGCCGGAACTGAAAAGCTAGATAAAGACACACGCGAAGAGCTTGATGCCTTAGAGTCGGCGCTTGAAACATATAACTCCACTACAGACGACAAAAAAGCTGGAGACGCAGCGCTATATATTAGTGATGCCGCAGTTGACCCCACTGTGCCAAAAGCAGTACGCGAACGGGCTCAGCAAATGCTTGAGGATGAAATTGATCCTAAAGACATCCCAAAGAAACTGCGTTCTTCTGAAGGTAAGGTAGCCAAAGCAGACACAGGGTTCAGCAATCTGACCAATGGCTCACAGGCTATTGCGCACATCATTAAGACTGGCAATCTGTTCCAGCGGTTTGTTGCCGAGCGTATCCGCAACTTCGTAGTCGGCGTTAAGTTCGTAGTCGTTGAGAAGGGTGACCCCATGCCCCCTCAACTGCGCGGTGCGCGTGGTTTGTTTGTGTACACCCCCGGCTCTAAAGAACGTACCATCTACGTGCGTGGTGCCAGCTTCGGAGACATGCAGGGCGTAAACGTTATAACTGTGCTGCACGAATTGCTGCACGCAGCAACGGCTAGTCGTATTGAAGCAGGTCTATTAAAAGGTTTCAGAAACGCCAGCCTCCAAAAGTTCATGCGTGAAATGGAAGGCTTGATGAAGCGCACGCAAGAAGCATACGAAGAAGGTGTGCTGTTTGGTGATTTGCCAGCTGATGTGCAGGAAATGATTGAGGGCACTACCGACCTTGACCCAAGAACGGGCAAAGTAACTATTGGTGTATTCGCAGACCCACATGAGTTCTTGGCTTATGGCATGTCCAGCCCTGAGTTCCAAAAGTTTTTGATGGGCGTGCAGGGTAAGCGCGGTACAGGCTTCTCTGGTTTTGTCGACAGCATCCGTGATCTGTTTGGTATCAAGCAGGGCGACGCCACTGCGTTCTCTGATCTGGTCGATATTACTGATAAGATGCTTGGCACAAGGCTAACTGCAACTGAGACTAAGGGCGGTGCACTCCAGCAAAAGGGCAAGTTCACTCCTCCCGAGTTTGACGAGCAAGCAGATATTAGAGCAAAACGCTCTGCTTTGGAACTAGAGCGTGACGCACGCAAAGCCAAACAAAACGTAGCTAACTCCCGTGAAGGCGATATGGCTACTGCCGTAGAAGCTATGCAGAAGGAACGGGACCCTTCTAAGGTTCGTCAGATTCTTGCAAACGCTTGGAGCTGGATGGATTACAAACAGCGCGAGGCCATGGTGCGCTTGCCTACGTTTGACTTCCTCGCTAAGTGGGCGGCTGAAAAAGGTATCAATGCACTGACAGAAACAAACCTGTACCTTGAACGCATGTTGGGTATGTCTCAACAATTCTTGGCTGGTGCTGAGCAAGTCGTCGGCATGCTTGATCGCGGGTTTAAAGAAGACAAGAACCTCAGCCGTAAAGCGTTTGAAGACTTTGTGTATGCGACAACGATCGCAGAGATTGACCCGTCTGACCCCAATGCAGTTGAGCGTAGCAAGACCCTTGATGAAGATTACAGAGCGCTCGGCACAGTCGGTCAGCGTATGTACAAAGACTTGCGTAACTATTACGAAGGCATCATTGAGTTGTATTCCGATCTGCTCGACGACCAGATTCAAAACGCGCAAGGCTTAACACAGTCAGATAAAAACAATCTGATGGCTATGTTGCGCAAAACGTTTGAGGCCAAGACCCGCATCAAGCCTTACTTCCCGTTGGTACGCCGTGGCGACTTCTGGTTGGCTATTGGCTCGGGTGCAGATCGCAGATTCTACACATTTGAAAGCCGTATTGACCGCAACAACAAAGCCGCTGAACTTGCCGCCCATAAGGGTGATGACGTTGAAGACATGTTGTTCCGTCAGGAGTTCGTGCAGGGTAATGACCTTGGCTCACTGCGTACAGCTTCCAAAGACTCCAGCCAGATGCTCAAGCAAACGTTTGATGCAATCGACAAGATGGAGATGGGCGAAGACTCTGCCGCTGCTAAAGAAAGTCTAAAGGATGCCGTGTATCAGATTTACCTGAACACAATGCCTGAGCAAACTTTCCGTAAGCAGTTTACGCATCGTAAGAACCGCATGGGTTTCAGCACCGATGTAAGGCAGAACGTAGCTACCACTGCGGCTAAACAAGCAACTCAGTTGGCTCGTTTGAAGTACGCTCCCCTGCTTCGCAACTCTGTGTCTGCCGCAAGGGATTCAATTCGTGAGCAGGAAGAGCTGTCTCCATTTGTTCAGGAAGCCGAGAAGCGAGTGAACTTGGCGTTGTCCGGTGGTAATGGTTCTTTAGGTGAAGCTGTTGCCGGTGCAGCTAATAAGGCATCGTTCTTCTGGTATTTGTCCGGTGCATCGTCGGCTTTGATTCAGCCAAGCAGTATCTTTATTTCTGGCTTGCCCGTGCTTGCGGGTAACTACAACAACGCTTCTGGCGCTGGGCTTGAGCTTGCAAAGATGGTCACGTTGGTTAACCAATACAGCCTCATGCGTACCAACTCTGATGGCTCAACTTCCATCTCCGCACCAAGCATCGCTAACAATAAGTCCCTACCTGCCGATGAACGTCAAGCAGTCAGCGAGATGGTCTCACGTGGTGTGTCTCAATCTACCTACGCTTCTATGGTGTGGGGCTACAAGCAAACGCCGACTGAGTCAATGTACTTCCGTTTGGACAAAGGCTTTGGCAACATTCCCGTCGCATACGGCAAGGGCAAGCGCATGGCTAGTTTGTTAGTCGGCGCTCTGATGCACAACACTGAGCGTTTAAGCCGTGAGGCCGTGTACCTAGCTGCGTATCGCTTAGGTAAGAAGCAGGGCTTGACTTACGCCGACGCCGTCCAGAAAGCGGTCGACTCGACCAATGAGGCACTGGGTAACTACGACATTACTAACAAGCCACGCTTCATGCAACAAGGCATTGGTAAGATTGCGTTCCAGTTCAAGATGTATCCGTTGCAGATGACTCTGCTGATGTTGACTAACTTGAAGAAGATGATGCCGTTCCTCAACAAAGAGGGCAAGAAAGAAGCGGCTACTAAGTTCTTCGGCATGATGGGCACATCTGCTCTGCTCGGCGGCGTAGCAAATATGGCTCTCTTTAGCCCCATCATGGGTTTGATTGGTTGGGCTTGGAGCAAGATGCGCGACGACGAAGATTGGCCTGAAGAACTCAAAGACCTTGACTTCCAAACTTGGTTCCGTGAAGTGTTCCTGCCAGAAAAACTTGGCGACACTATGATTGGTGGCGTACCTGTAAGCGAATTGATTGACCGTGGACCATTGAACGCACTCACCGGGTATGACATTGCTTCGCGTATTGGCCTGAATGATTTGTGGGGCCGAGACAGCAAAGAGACTAAGACTGCTAGAGACAGTGCAATTGCGTACATGCTGGACCATTTTGCTGGCCCAACTGCAAGTCTGGGTTTGAGTCTTGCCGACGCCTACGACGCTTACGCTATGGGCGACTACCAAAAGATGCAAGAGAAGTTGGCCCCTGCCGCTATCCGTAATTTGTTAGTTGCTAATCGTATGGCTGATGAAGGTATGAAGACCGGTCGTGGTTCTGAGTTGGTCGGCAAAGATGATGTGAAGACTGGCGAATTGATTGGTCAAGCAATTGGTTTCCGCCCTGACATTCTTGCGGCTACACAAGGACCAAGCTTTAAATTAGCGGGTATCGAGCAACGCATCCTTAACCAACGTGGGTTGTTGCTGAACAAGTTGGACTTCCAACTGCGTCAAGACACTGACAAAGGTGATGAGCGGTTTGAAAAAATCTTGGAAGACGAAGTTCCTAAGTTCAACATCAAGTATCCATCGTACGCTTTAGACAGCGACGCAATCTACAACTCATTGGCAAAGAAAGCCGAGCAACGATTGGGTGCTCGTGCGGGTGTAATTGCAACTGAGAAAAACATTCCTCTGATTGAGGAAGCTACCGATACGATGGAACGCCGACTTGATCGCCGAGCAGATGAAATGAAAGCTCGACGCGAAAAAAACCCCCGGTGATTAGCCGGGGGTAAGGTGGGGCCAACTAACCCCAAGGAGAGTACCATGTCAGCAACTGCATGCCAACATGTGCAGTCTAGCCTAAACTCTCCATACCCGTAAACCTTTGACGCCATCTTCTATAACTACTTTCGTAACTACAGGCATCTTTAAACGTTTAGTTACTGCCGCAATTGTTTGGCGTGCGGCTTTCTCCTCAATACAGGGTACAAAAAAAGAATAGCCGCGCCTAAACTTAGACCAGTCAATCTGATACGACACTGTCTCGATTTTCATCTGTTGCTACAAAAGAATCCATCTGTAAGAACTCAGAATTGGATGCATCAAACTTCAGCACCCGAACTGCAGGGGACACAACCTTCATGCCCTTGGACATTCGTTTGTTCACACCCTCGACGTATATCTTGGCGTTGCCCAACTCTTTCAAGGTGGTCTTGTAGTTGATTTGCTGTTTAACGCAGAAATCTTTGAATTGTTTAGCCGCAATAAAAAGTTCTTTGGTATCCGGCTCGTAGCGTATGAGTAGCTCTCCACGAGGCTCGAGCATCGGCATCGACTGCAGGTTACTGCGAGCGTCGACCTCCCCATTCACCACCAAAGCATTATTGATATGGGCGTTAACAAACTCACCGAGGATTGTGACTGGGGTTGAGTTTGGCGCTTGGATTTCAAACCGCATCTCGCCGAGCATGCCCTTGAGCCAGTCGTAGATTGCTTTCATGTCGTAGTCGTGCAGACCCAAGTTACCGGCAATCAAACCACCAGCAATGTTGCATGCAGACACGCCTGACCAGAAGCGTTCCTTTTGGTTGAACTGAACATCCTTGTCAAGCCGAGCCTGAACCTTACGCATCAGGGCGACTGCTTCTTCCAAGTTGTTAACAAGCCACTGGATGTAGATTTCACCGGCATGCCCAAAGTTCTCGCGCATCTGGTGGTCAAACATCTGCTTGCCTTCTTGCACGTCGATGATGTTGTTAGGCTCAATCTTGTACTCAAGCAGACGCATGGACTCACCATCGGGTGTGTTCTTGGCTACACCTAACTTCTCATAAAAGCTGGCATTTGCAGAACATAGGGTAATCCCTTGCCACTTGGTGTTGTTGATTCGCAACTCGTTGGTCGAGCCCTTCATCTTGTCTTTGCCCCGTCCTTGGGAGATGCTGTATGCCAAGTCTGAGAACTCCATGCCACTCAGGTTGGTGATCTCGTCGATTGTGTTGGGCAGGTTGTTCATCACGCCAAGCCGGTGCATCTTTGCATTGAACGTATCCTTGTACATGGACGTGAGTTCTTTGGGTTGCCCATACACGCTGTTGCACATAAACAACGCAGTCGACTTACCTGAACCAGACTCGGGGTGAATCAAGTTAATGATCGCGCCTTCAAGCCCTGTGAATTTCAACAGTGGTGAGCCGAACGCTGTGAGCGCGGCAAACGCATGGCCTTCCAATCCGGGTCTAGCGTACATGTTGAACGCTTCTTTCCACTTCTCCATCGTGCCTTTAACAATAAGTTTTTCGGCAACATCTTTCGTTGTGCTTGACGGCGGGCTATAGAACACTCCGTCTTTTGTAATTTCACGATCGCCAAGGATGAACTTGCTGTCCCCCTCGACCCAACCAAACTGAGTTCTCATGGTCTCTGCCTTTCTAACGTACTGCAAATTTTTTATAAAGAAAACAACATACCTTGCAAGTAATTCATACTGCGACTTATGGGCTACGACCCCATGCTGTGCCAACTGTTTGCGCAACTCATCAGGCGACGAGATAGACATTGTGGAAATGCTGAACTCTCTAACGCCATCGTGCGGTAAGTGCAAACGGAACAAGGCAACTTCGCCAACTTCAGGGTCACGCATACGCTTGACCACGTAGAAGTCATGCTCGTAGACAAGTTTGGGCTCGGCTTCGGCGTCTTCGCTTTCTGGGCGAATGTAGACACCACCTTTTTTGCCACGGAAAAACGGAAATGGGTACTCGGGTATATGTTGTATTTCGACTGAACCGTCTTCACTCTCGACGGCATACTCGTTATCTTCTGCTTCGGCTTCTTCAATCTCAACGCCGAGCATGATGGGTGATTTAATCTTGCCGTTATGAATGCAACCTTGGCACCCCTGCGGGTTCAGTTTTGCAAACGTGGAGCAGTGATGTGGACCACCCTTTTTTCGTAGGTTGTTGATCTTGTTGTCAACTTCTACTGGGTCATAGCTTTCGTGTTCGCTAGACAGTCTGTGTGCGGCCTTGTCACCATCTACGCAGAAAGCTGCAATAGAAAGAGCGGATCGCCACAATGGTTCTTCGATGCTGTTTTGGTTTGCATAACAATGGTTGAGTTGGGCACACCCATCCTCACCCTTCATCATGATCGTCTTAAACCGCTTGACCTTGTTGCCCATCAATGCTTCCATCATCGGGCTCATAGAGCGCGGAATGAAATCGGGTACATCTTCTTTTGGGTCGGGCGCACCAAGCAAGTCTTTCAACTCTTGATACGTCATGCGAGGTGTCAGTGGGTTTAGTACTGTTACCTCTTTGGCATCTTCTTGTTTGAAGTTGAATGTGCCGGGGATGCGCAGGATGCGTGAAGCCTCAAAGACTGAGGAGTCCACGATCAACCCTTGCTCAACGCACAACTCACGAAGCCTATTGGCTAGTGGTTCCCACTCGGTGCGGGACACTGTTTCTTCTAGCAACCAGTACGCATGAATGCCGTAGCCAGAGCTAACTAATATTGGCTTTGGTAAGCCGACTGCACTGCAGAACTTTTTGAACTCATCGAGTCCAATCTGCTGATCGAGATAGCCTTTGATAATGCCTTTTTCGTCGGGTACACCTTTTGTGGGGCCACAGTCAATGTCCATCCACAGAGCACGGAAGTATTTGGCATTCTCATGCGTACGATTGTTTAACGGGCCGTACTTGGCGCATCCAAAGAATACGTCAATCTTGCGTTTAACAAACCGCTGCGCTAACTCTTCAACTTCTTCTTTAGTATCTACAAAATGCTGGTCAGGATACCTGCCAATCCCCATCACACAGTAGCGCCCTTCCGGTGGCAGTACTGTATCCAGTAGATCGAAGGTTGACATGTTTTACTTTATTTGGTGGTGAGCTTTGGTGTGAATGATGTAATCGCTGATCGCTTGCGCGTAACTCGGGTGCGGTTCTCGGTCACCCTTGAACCAATTGTAGATAGTCATCCGAGTCACACCGAAGTCGTCGGCAATCTTGCTAACGCTGATGTTTGCGCGAATACATACACGACCCAAGGCTACACCCAAAGACTTGATACTTGCCTTTCTATTTGCGTATACCAAGCTTTGGCTATAACCATAGGTCATGCGTTTACTCCTCGTCGCTCCAAGCCTTCACCACAGAGTCAAGGTCTTTCTTGACAGTTGGTTTTGGCTCGGCTTTCTTCTCACGCTTGGTTGGCTCCTCGATGGGGGACTCAACCTTTGGCGCGGCGGCTTTAGGGGCTGGCGCTTCTAACTTAGGCTTACCTGCCATGTCAGCTTGGTATGGTGTCATAACGACCATCTTCAGCACGTCAGGCTTCTTGGCTACTTCGCTAGTTACAGCGTACTCACCTTTGTTAATGAAGCGTGTTGGTGTGAACAACACAGACTGATTGTCATTCTCTTCATTGAAGCTGATTTGTGTCAGCACATAGTCCAAGCTCTTGCCGTTGTTGGCTAAGTACTTAGAGTAGTTTTCAAAGGTGTGGGTGTTGTCACCAGCACCGTCCCCGAACAATGACTTGGATGCCAAGTTCATTTGATATACCTCGCCTTCAAGTGAAGTGCCAAAGTCTTCTTCCAACACGAGCGCAATACGACGTGAGTAGCGGCAAGCTTTTGAATTGCCCATACCTGAACCCTTGGTGTTTTGGGTGCAGTTGTCGCAACGCTCAGATTGTGGGTTTGTTGAACCGGCGTCAGGTGTACGACCGTCATTAGAGAAGCAGTCAGGTGCAGACGGCTCGGCATCGGGGCTCCATGCTTTTGCATAGAAGATACGACCCACAGCAGGAGAAGCGTTAACGATGATCGCGTTCAAGTTACCCTTGACCTTGCCCATCTCTTCACCGCCGACTGTCTTACGGAAGATTCCGTTTTTAGGCACGATGCGTTTAACGCCAGTCTTACCGGCGAGTTGTTTTGTAAGCTCACTAACACCTGCGGTTTGCAGGAAGTCGGGGAGGTCTTGGTTGAGAATAGTGAGATCACTCATTTCATTTTTCCTTAGAACGTCTAACAACCACGGAGTAAGCATTCTCCACATTGAGGCCAAGTGGTAGAACTGTGGGATTCTCAGAGAGGAAGTCCTTCATGTTTGTTTGATGAAGTCTCTTCTCCAACAGGCCAAATGCACCATGCTCCTCTATGAAGTCGTACATTGAATCCCAATCGTTCGTCCAGTACCGTGACTTTACTGAGCGAATGATCGTGCCGTGTGGGGTGCGAATGCTGTCGGCATTCATTTCTTTGCATACATCGAGCATCTGTGCTTCTAACACTTCCATCTGCTCTTTAAGATCGTTGTCTTCAGCTTCAAACATGCGCTTGTTGTCGGCACGCTTGTCTCTGATTTTGATGTAGATGGACGTTAGCTTGGCTAAGTCCATAGGGGTGGTTCGTTGCGCTTCTTCCATCTGATTCTCCTAATAAAGTGTGCGGCAGTAGCAGTTCACATAAAGCAGTGTGTTTTAGCGTTCCCGCTGATGAAAGGAGAGTCTGACGGCGCTAACCCGTCATCCACCACTGCCACACAATTCAAATTATATTCTAACTTTTGACAATGTCAACATCTTCTGAAGAAATTTCTTGCTTGTACAAGTCAATCACTTTTTGATGGTTGTCAATGTTGTTTTGAAGCATCGAGTACATCTTGGCTTCAATCGGACTGCCCTTAATATGCACGATGGTCATGTTGTTGACTTGTCCGGGTCGGTCGATACGTGCGTTGGCTTGCAAGTACGTTTCAACACTTGTGCATGGAGCATACCAAATGATTGTGTTGGCGGCAGTTAGAGTTAACCCGTGGGATGCCGCCTTCGGTTGGATGATTAAAACTTTTGGTTCCGGTTGCTCTTGGAAGTGCTTGACAATGTCGGAGCGTTTGTTTACAGGCACGGACCCATTGATGACGTCGCATGTGATGTTGTGTTTCTGCAAGTGCTTCTCAAGTAGCTCAATGGTGTGCGTGAACGGAACAAACACAAGCACCTTGTGGCTCGACTCTTCAACAACTTCCTGAACCACGTTAAGCCGACTGCTCACGTCGAACTCAACCACTTCGCCCGTATCCGTATACACCGCACCTCCAGCTATTTGTAGAAGTTTGTTGATTTGTACGGCGGCATTGACTGCTGATACTTCTTCGCCAGCGGCCTCAATCAGCATCTGCTTCTTTAGTATGTTGTAGAACTTTAACTGCTGCGGTGTTAATGGTGCGTCTCGTTCAACAAATGTAATTGGCGGCAAGTCGAGGCAGTCGGCTTTCTCAAATCGGATGGCGGGTTGCAGTGCTTTGTGTACGATGAGCTGTGACGTTGGCTTGGGTATCCACTTGTACATGGTCAGCTTCATCATCACTGAGTCGCGGAACTGACCGAAGAAAGGTGACACACCCTTGGGGTTCACAAGTTTTGCCAATCCGTAAGCATCCACAGGCGATTGCGCGGCAGGCGTACCCGTAAGCATCCACAAGCCCTTTATAACTTTTGTTAGATCGCGTAGGTCTTTCCAACGCTCGGTCTGCGCGTTCTTATAGGCTGATGCCTCGTCCACTACGATGAGGTCGAAGCCCCCCTCCATGATTTCTTTCTTCACGATGCCAACACCATCAAAGTTGATGATGACGAACTCGGCACCCGCGTTCACAATTTCCTTGCGCTTTCTTGCAGAGCCGTAAGCAACTACTACGGTCCGGTGAATTGCAAACTTAAACAAATCGTTCTGCCATGCCGACTTCATGATCGACAAAGGGCAGATCACTAACACACGCTTTACTAATCCAATGGTCATGAGGTAGTCGACAGCCCAAATGACTGACGCTGTTTTACCTGTGCCTTGCTCGTTGAAGCAGAACGCTTTGGGGTGACCCGTCAAGAACTCTGCTGTTGTCTTCTGATGATCGAACGGCGTGAACCCCGGGGGACGAGGCCACGTATACTCTGATAGGTTCATTTTTTCTTGCGTTCCTTGGCGCTTACTTCTGACACAACTTTGTGGTTTGAGCCACGTTTGAATGAGCGATTGGCTGAGGGCGACTGCAGTTTGACTCCGTCTTTGTTAGACCCACCTTTAGATAGTGCCTTGATATGCGCAACATCTTTGCCTTCGCGTACGTCAGCACGTCCATCTTTGTTTCTGTCGGCGCTCTTCTTGTCAATTGACTCACGGGCGCGTTGTCGTTCGAGCCGTTCATCGGCTTCTCCTCTTGCTATTTGCTGTTGATATTCTTTTTTGTAGGGTCGGGGTTTGTTAACGTATGGCATAGTCGGTGTCCTTTTCCATGTGAGACCGGTTAAGTTCTTCGCGTGTCAAGCCAAACTCCTCGGGGGTTGCTTCCCAAAGTGGCTTACGCCCCTCATTTTCGATGACTTGCATGGTTTTGCCAACTGCTATGCACACTTCCATAAGCATTTCTTCTTTGTATTTATTCATTTCTTCGTGGATGATTTTCCCGATCATGTTGACCACGACCTTCTCAACCACCTCGGCTACCCTGCGTTTAAGTTCGCCCTCAAGAATCAGGGCTGTGTCGAGTTCATCATTTGGCATTTGCTGTGTCATGTTATTTCCTTGAAAAGTTTCTGGTGTTAAAGAACGCATTAGCGGTTTTGTGTTTTGGTCTACGCATCTTGTACCCAAGGGCTAGAGCCGCGCAAATAAACTCGCCGTTAGCTATGTACTCACCTTTGTCACGTTCTACCGCATGCTTTAGTGCGTAGCTACTAAAACCCATATTTATGGTCTTGCGTCGGTCTAGGCCATCATGCGCAAGTAGCCACTCGGCGCAAAGGTTCACAGCATCCATACGAATTTCACCCTTTCCACCGAAACCAAACTGAGTCAGGTCGGGGTACTTGGCTTTTACTTTTGCAACTTTTTCTTCAAACTCGTTAGCCATGGTTAGTTCCTGTTGTACTCACATTGTTTTACTGAGCAGAATTTGCATAGTGGTCCTTGTACGGGGTTCCATACCCCATTCTCTAAAGCCGCTTCAATTCTTGCGACGTCTTGGGCGGGCTTTTCGATGTACTTTTGCATCATCTCTTGGTAGTGCGTAGCCCTCACGAACTCCTTGCTCACTACAAATAAGAGGGCCGACTTCACTTTCTGAACTTCCGGATACTTGGCGAATAATCCACAGGCGACAAGATCGAGTTGCTTCACGTCCGCATATCTCGCACTCTTGCTTGTCTTGTAGTCTATGGAGTGTGCCGTTTTCGTAGTCGGATTGATAATCACCAAATCCGCTACCCCATGCCACCACACATGCGGAGCATCGAATTCGCACGACTCTAAGTTCTTCGTCAACCCAAGTTTGACTTCGCATAACTTTTCTCCCGGGATATCTTTTAAAACGTCTAGGGTTGCTTGCATATAAGCAAACTGTTCTGGGATCGGGGTTCCGTCACGGATGTATTCCTCCGCCACAGTGTGAGCCGCTTTGCCATACAGCGTTGCCTGTGTGTCAGGTTCAACAACGTCCCTTGCTATCTTGGTGTGGTAGTACTTCTTAGGGCACTGCTGAAATGTTTTCAGGCTACTGAATGACCAAATAATGCTCATGTTTTCATGTTCCTTACGTAAGCGGAAAAACTTGCGGCGGTGTCACCGAGGGCTTTCATCTTATCGAATTCTTTTGCTACTTCTTCAAGAACACGATTTCTTTGCGAGCGTGAAACATAAATATCAAAATAATAAGGTTGGCCTTCAATCTCACGCAGTATCTGCTTGCCAAGGTTGCTGTGTTTTTCAACCTCATTAAAGGCTTCGTCTTCTTCACTTGTCCATTCTTGATTGTTCATGCTTGTCCCCTTGCAAATTTTAAATCTTCCAATCTAGCATCGCGCCATATATAGTCATCAAAGTCAAGAGTCCAATTGCCGTTGGCATCCATGAGTTCACTGCCTTTTCTATGTATTTCAACTTGAACAACAATTAATGGTTTTTTAAACCACCGAGTTTCAATTCGGTATCTTGTTTTTCCAGTAAGTTGATATGTAATCATGCTTGTCCCCTTGCTCGGATGTCGTTTGCAATCTCAGGCAAACACTCTTGACTGTATGTGTCAGGCAAACTGCTTTCTTCAACAATCTTTGCACACGCCTCACGCTCATGCTGTGCTACTAGCTTGGCAAAAATTTCAAGGTGCAAAAGCGCAGATGGATGAAATGGTTTTCCTTCCTCATCTATGCCGTAGGCTTTGTTTGCCATCTTAATGATTTCATCTTGTGTCATATCGGTGCGTCCTCTTCATTCTCAGGGTTGAACGGCAACTTGTCCAACGGCGTTGTGTTGTTCAGCTTGTTGGGGAAAGGCCAGTTGATGCGCTCATCCATGGCTTCCTCAATAGCTTTCTTTTTCTCCAAGTCTCTGCCAAATATGGCATCCCAACGACTTGCGTATTCTTCGTTCGACACAGCGAACGGGCGTGGCACTGACCCTTTGCTCATTTCATTCTCCTTAACAATCACCATAACTCGGTCCATATCCTGCTTCGCAGTTAAGCGGCAACTCCATGCCCCAATCAGGGCGTGTGCGCATGCACATCTCAACGTACTCGGTAGCGGTTTCAACGTGCTCTGTCGGCACAACACAAGCGATCGCGTCATGCACAGTCATCACAACTCTGTATTTCTTGGCAACCATAAGCATCTGATCGCCAATGATTATGCGAGCCAAGGCTTGGCACATGTTCTCAATCACCTTACCGCCATAGATGCGAGTCGGTATAACTGCCTTGCCCTTCTTGGTGTCGTACACCAGCTCAGCCTTGCCTTCCTCGTTCTCTACTAAGCGCAGGTTGGGGTAGCGCAGGTACAGACCATTGGGGAGCAGTACGCCATCATTGCCTTGTATCTTCAAGATACCGCCTCGGCCTAATGTTGTTTGCTGATTCTGTAGTATCGCTTTGAGCGCCGTGGCAGCGGATTTCCATAACTCGGTAATCTTCGGGTACGTGGTGCGGTACGTGTCGATAATGCGTTTTGCTTCCTCAAGTTCAATCGCCACATTGAAGTTCTTAAGTTGGGCTTGAAACTTTGCCGCACCCATTCCATAGCCACACCCAAGGATGGTGGTCTTACCAACGAACCTTTCGTCCTTTGTGATGTCATTAACGCTCTTGCCATAAATAGCAGATGCCATGATTTTGTATACGTCCTCGCCACGATCAAATGCCTCCACTAAGTCATTCTGTTCCGCAAGCCATGCGAGCGTACGTGCTTCAATTTGTGATGAATCTGAATCAATGATCGAATACCCGTCCGGGGCAAGTATTGCCTTCTTCAGCGGTGAGTTGCGTTGTAAGTTTTGCAAGTTGAGTTTGTCATCCCCGCCCCAACGCCCAGTGTGTGCGGCGTAGTAGCGTAGCGGTACAGGTAGCGCACCGCGCTCAGCGATGCCCATGAACCGAGCTGTCCTTGTCTCTTCAATCGTAGACTTAGTACCGAGTCGTGCGCCGACTAAAGCTTGAACTTGTGGGTTTGGATGCTCAAGCAACTCTTTGAACGCTTCGTCTGTCTTAGAGAACGCATAGGTCTGCTTGCCTGTCGCGGGGCTTGTCTTCATCGGAGGCGTAATGCCGTACGCAATCAATATCTCCGCAAACTTATTGTTGCTCATCAAGTCGTCTTTGGCAAAGTTCTCGAGCAGTTCTTCCTTGCGGATTCTTTCAGTCAGCAAATGGGTTTTAAGAAGGACTTGATCTAAACGCAACACAGGCTCGGTGAACATGCGCACAGTCAGATCAATGAGTCGCAACTCAGTCGGCGGGAAGTTTGTAGCCATTGCATTAAACAACGCATAGGTAAGGGCAACGTCGTTCTTGCAGTACTCGCCATACCTTTGTAGCTGTTCGGGGCTGAAGTCCTGACGCCGCAGACCTAGCGCATTTTCAACCTCGGTCCCCTTCTCGCCAAGATCGTAATGATTTGCCAGCACCTTCAAGCTACCGCCTACTTGAGTGCCATGCAAAGCCCTGCCCATGGACAAAGTATCAAGCCAACCTTTGGGGCTGAGTCCGAAGACCCATTGCAAAATTGCGCCGTCGAACGGAGCGTTGTGGGCTAGCGCAAGGGAATTCCCCCAATCGAATCGGGTAAGGAACTGGTGCATGGATTCAGCATCGCCGCTGAACCATTCGGGTTCACCATCGTTGATCTGTACGGCTACGCCGATAGTCTCAAACTGCGGGCTACGAACGTACTCCTCAGTGGTAACTTTTGTTAGGGAGAACTCACGGGAATAGTAAGTCTCAAAGTCGATCGTGAGAATGTTCATTATGGAATCATCCCTGTTTTTCTTGCGTAATCTTCGGGCGACAAACCTAGCTTTTGCGCTATTTTTAGTTGTGATGAATTAAGCGTGAATGTTGTAGGTTTCGGATTAGCAAACTGCTTCTCAAGTAGCCTTAGCGATTCGTTTGTAATTTGGTTTATGGTGAGTGGTTTGCCGTAGTACTCTTTCTTACTAAAGTCTTCGTACTTGGGCTCTTCCAACAACTTACTCATGATGCCCTGATCGAACCTTGCACGCATCATTTCTTTAAAGCCCTCAATCAAAGCGGTCTGCTCGGCTTTGGTGAACAAGTGCCAATCGTCCCACTTAACCTTGTCTCCACGTACTATGTCACGCATAAGGTCAGCGAACATACCGAACTTAGGCTCGTCGTCGGAGTGGTAGCTAGTCACAAAGTCCTCGGGGTTGTTCTGCATGCGCTCAAGCAAAATCTTCACGCCTTGACTAAATTCTTTTTCAATTGGTTTCATGGTTGTATCCCGATCGCGCCTTGTAATGGGTTTTTTCCGTATATTGATCGTGGGTCGGTGTATCCGGAAAGCATGCCGCTTTGTAATGCTTGCTGACTGTTCACCATTGATTGGGCTAGGTTTTTGTAATAAGCCCTAGAAACCACCCCATCCTCTATGTCTTCTCGAGTAGTTGGGTTGATTGTCTGTTGCATGATCTGAGCAAGTAACTTTTTACGATCGCGTTGCATCTGACATTCTTTCCAGTACTTGCGTATCATCTTGCGTTCTGTGCTTGTGTACGGGTTACGTTCATTGTCGGCAATCTCAACGAGCTTCTTCCAACCTGTGCCGTAGTCAAAGTCCTCGGGGCGTTCCTTCATGCGTGTGAGCATTAGCTGTACTTCCGTAGAGCAACGCTTGACTAAAAGTTTTTCGATCATTTGAACCACCCTGTTCCTGTTGCTACTGCTTTAACGTTCTTTATGTCGTCTTCGGTGAGTGTTTGGTTACCAATCGACAAAGTGTTTGCCATTTGGACACCGCCATTGCTTATCTGATACCTACCACTTAGAGTACCCTCCATCTCTTCTTTGAGTAGTTCTTTCACTACCAAGGTGTCGAACTCTTTACGTCGTACTTCTTTGAGCGCCTCATGCAATGCGCCCTTCTCGGGCTCGGTCAGCACCTCACGAAAGTTTGCGGCAAACATAAACCGCCACTTGGGTGCATCCCCAAAAAATTCTTCGGGGTTTGATTCCATACGTGCTACCAAGGTACGCACTCCGCTACACATTTCACTCATGTTGGTTCCTTTAAAAGTTTCATCATTCCAATTGCTTCGGCTCGGTCTACTTTGTTGGCTAAGGTCGTACTGGTACGCCTACCATTGTCTGCGTATTCCCATTTGTATATGCTGTACTTGCCGTACCTTGCTTTCATGTGGTACTCGGTGCGTGGGAAGTACTTGCGCAGTAGGTCGTCAATTACTTGTTGTTCTAGGAGGGAACTGGTGGTCATTCAGATTCCTTAGCAAGCCATGCGGCTAAGTCTGCTACGTTTGTTTCGTATATGACCGCAGTTTTGCCACCTGATTCTCGGATAGCCTTAAGGTTCTTCTCTTGTAGCGCAGTGGTTGTGCCCTTACCCGCCTTGGCTTCGATCGCTAGGAACTTGCCGTTGACGCAACAGAGAAAGTCGGGGACGCCACTGTTGCCGTAGCCTGTGCCAATCGGCATAGCGTAGTAGACGTTGTGGGCTTTGAGGATTGCCTTGATCTTTGCCTTGACCTTGGCCTCGGGTGTGGTTGCCATCTAATACTCCAGTTGTTTTCGAGTCTTGATGATAGCATGGGATTTGACAAAGTCAATAGTACAGACGTAAAAAAGCCACCCGAAGGTGGCTAGTGGTTTCCCTAACTTCTAACAAATGTTAGGACAGGCTGTTGATCTCGCGGTTCAAATACCACAACGCTTTCTCAAGGTCTTGCTTGCGGTTGCCTTTGTGGTCGGCACGAGTGATGTACTTCACCACGTTGCCAAGGTTGTACCCGAGCTTCTTCGCTTCAATGAAGTCGATTGTTTCGATTCCACCTACTTTGTAATGAGCAGGGTGATTCACGGGATCAGGTTTTGGTTCAAACATCTCGATCTGTTTGTCGGATGAAGTCGTGCTAATGGTTCTCCACACTTCGACCGCGCCTTGCAATACTTGCTTTTGTGTTTTGAGTGCTTTAGCCAGCTTAGCTTTATTGGTCATGTCCTTTTTCTTTTGCATGCCGCTTTTCTGTTTCATCTTCCACACAATTGAGTACACGTACTGAAGCCCAGTACCAACTGCTTTGGCTACTTCAGGAGGCGTAGCCTTGGGGTTCTCTGCAATGTACTTACGGATTTTGTCAGCCTTGGACATAGGCTTGCTTGCGGTTAAAGTTGTTGCTAATTCAATCATGGTGTTTCCTTGGTTTGGTTGTTAACGTACTCGGTAAGAATTTCTCGCATCTTGGCTTGCTTTGTATACGCAAAGTTTGTGTTGAAGTAATCCATCACATCCTTTGGTAGACGCAAGCTCGTACAGAAAAGTGCGGGTTTCTTACCAAGCCCCCGCCCTTTCTTTTTTTGTTCCGGTTTCAAGTATTCAATCCCTGTTGTCATTCAGTATCCTTTCATAATATTTTTTAGGGAACGGCGCTCTCTTTTCCAGCTCGGCACGTAGCCACTCGGAACTGCCGAGCTGTTTGAATATTAACCATTGCCGATCACTCATCCGCACGTATCTAACTTTTAGTGGCTCAGGCGGTTTCGGTCTTGGCATTTTTTAAGTTCCTCCTCGTTACTCTGTTAGCCCAACATGCTGAGCATGACCATCGGGTCGGTGACAACTCGATGCCCCCCTCGGGGGGTCGCATCTCTTCGCATTTGGTACACAGCTTGTACTTGTGTATTGGTTGCTTACTACCAATCTCAAGTTGATGCCGTGTGAACCCATTCATTTGTCAACCCCTTTCATCATCAACAACATCGTCAGCGCATCTGTCAATGACTCGCCCTCTTTGATTACGTACATCTCAGTAATCCAATCGGGTCTGTGGCTTTTTGTGGTTGGTTGGTACGTGCGCACTGATAACACTCGCCCATTGATTGCGTGGTTGATACCAATCTGCACACTGTTTTCGGACATGGCTTCAGCTTCGACTACTGCGTTTGTTCGCAACTTAAGGCCGTCACTGTGCAACCAATTTCTAATCCAACTTTTAATGCTCATCTTCAATCACTCCTTCTAATATGAAACTAATCCTGTCGAGCATGTCGGCTCGATCTCCAAACTGTCTCGGGTTGCCTAGCACTCGGTCGATCTCAACCAACGCAAGGTAATACTCTTCACCTCGTAACGCATGCTTGAGCTTGGCTTCATCTTGTGGATACGTGAACTCAAGCACGGCTTTCATACGCTGCCCCTTTGGTGATGCGTATAAGCAAGCGAGCCTTACGCCATGTCCTTCGCACATCGGTAGCGGCGGCGGGAATCCACTTGAACTTGGGGTGATTGTGGTCACGCAAGGGGATAGCCTTCGAACTGTATTTCAACTCTGACATTTCATTCTCCTTCTCTAACATCTGTTAGGTTTCATCGACCAACAACACAAAGATTTCACTCGTCACCTTGCAACCTATGTCGGTGAGATACTGCTCATCCTCTACCAACTTCAGCATGCCTACCTTCATACGCATATCTTGAGGGAGCGTATTATCATCGTACATGTCCACCTTGTCACCTACTTTAACTAGGTACTTACCCAAGTCTTTGACTACTAGCGCAGTCTTATTGTTGCCAAACTGTTCCTGCACTTTCTCGATAGTCTTCATCTCGGTGTCGAGTACCTCTAGCTTTTCGATGCTATTGCTTATGGTATTGCGCGTAGTACTAGATGCTTCCTTCTCGACGAACTCCAAGAACATTGCATAGCCCTTGCTCTCAGCCCATCTCAGCATCTCACCTTGCACCATACCTTTGTGGTTGTTGCGCTCACGCTCTTTGTTCCAGCTTGCTCGAGTCACTACACGTTCTGCCGCATCCTTAGCCTTCTGTATACGCTCATTGGGATTCATCTTGCCGAACATCTTCTTCGCCATGAGTACGGCTTTTTCTGCATCTTGCGTACGATAAGAGTCGCTACGTTGTCTGCCCTTACCAATACGATCGTTGGCAATAGCAATCACTTGCCCACGGCTACCCATGTAGCTCGTACCAATCGTACCCAAAGTCTCACCATCTAGCTTGACTACGAAGTCAGACACCTTGTAGTTGTCACCCATACTGTATGACCTACCCATAGCCACGAATGTCCAAAGCGGATTGAGCGTAGCCAGTCGGCTAATCACAGGCTCGATGATGGGGTGCACTCCAACGACTTTACTGCGGTGCTTCTCCAACTCTTCGTTAAACACCACGTTGCTCAGTTCTAATGTATTCATACTCAGTTACTCCTAACAAATGTTATTACCACTCAAACTTACCCAAGATTTCATCAACCTTGGACTTCAAATTCTCACGCACCACGGGACTGTCTTTGACTTCATCAATGTCAGCACCAAGCATGGCTAGCTCTACTTGCCTACGTGCATCCTCCAACTTGGGGTCGTTAGTGATGTTCAGCTTTGTCAACAACTCACACAACTCCAATGGGTTGGTAATCAATGAGTCGTGATAACGCTTCTTCCCGTCTCCGTTATCTTCCAACTTCTTGGACATACCCAAGAGAACTTCGTGCAGGCGTTCCCATGGTGTACGCATCGCTTCGGCCAGCTTCTCAGAATACTGTGACTCGTATGCCGATCTCATTTCCTCCAAGTCATGCGCGGGAATGTCTAAGCGAAAGTCACCAGCCTCGGGCAACGGCTTCACGCTACGACGAAAGCTGAACTTCTTCCTAACTTCTGTTAGGTCGGGGTAATCCTCTGCCTTGTAAAGCGCACCCAAGTTGACCTTGGCTTCTTCCACCAATGTCTCGTACTCATCAAAGAAGTTATCGCACAACATGTTGAACGTACGCTCGTATCCATTCATGGTCTGCTTGTAGTCCATGAACAACTTGGTCGGCAACATACGCTCACCTTTGTCTGCCCATGGCAGGGTGTGCTGATTGTTATAGAGTCGAACCCTTGCGGCGAACTTCTCAATGTCTGCTCGTAGGCTTGTACCCGCAAACAGATTCTTTTTCGTTTGGGATGCGTCTTTATGTGCAGACGCATTGGCGTTGACCTGACTCGTTATTTCACGATCAATCTTGGCGGCAGGCCAAACGCTGATGTTCAACTCGACTAATACTGCTGATGCGCTAATACTCATTTCATTTCTCCTGTGGTTTTCCGGCTAACTTAGCCATTTGATAATGTGAATCGCTGATGATGCTCATGTTGAACGCTGAATCGTTCGGATACACGTGGTAGGTATAAGTCTCAGTCATACCAAACTCCGCACGTTTGGCGTCAGTCCAATACTTTGCTTCGTATACCTCCGCACCCTCTAAGCACTCGACCAAAAGCATCGCCTTCTCTTTGGGCATAACTAACTTTTTGTAACCAACATCTACTACTACCATCTGATACCTCCTAACATTTGTTATAAACAACCATTTAATCCTTGACGTGAATCGTTTTGCCGTTCTCTGCAACACAATCGTTTCCTCCTACGATCGCCCACAGTACAGGCGCAGTCCACTCGCTACCCCAGTCGCTACCGACATACCCATCGGTTAGTACGATGACGCACTCAGGTACGATGCGTTTGTCTTTCAGATACTCTGATACACATGAGGGTGATGTACCACCACCGCCTCTAGGTTTAGTAGAGTTGATAATGTCGCCCACCATGTTCTCGGTGTACTCCTCGTGTCCGGCTACCTGACTGTCCCAATAGATCAAGTCCACTTGGCTCGGCTTAACTTCTTCTGCGATACCCCTAACTTCTGTTAGGAAGCCCGACAGCTCTTCTTGGCCTACTGAACCTGACGTATCCACAGCCACAACCAAGTGACCTACCTTCTCACCAATCAAGCTAGGCATGTAAGTACCGGCAGACAAGAATCTGCGGTTAACCCTACGCCACGATGACGTATCCTTTGCGCTACATGTTGACTTCACAAACTCACGCAACATCTCACGCCAATCAACTTTTGGTTCGAGCAAGTCAAGCAAGTCACGATCAAGCCCACCTGCACCAGTTCCCGCGATCTTCTGATGCGCCATTACCCCTTGACGAATAGCCTGATCTATCTCACGCTCAAGCTCTTTCTTCTCCGCCTCGGTCATTTCCTTCGCACCATCCCAGTCGTGTTCGTCAAAGCCTTCTTGCGTACCACTACCACTAGACCCACCGGACCCATTGCCTTCGCCTTCGTTGCTATTTTTGTCGCCTCTACTCTTCTGCTCATCCTTGAGTATGTCGAACACTTGCTTGGCGTTCATACCACGGAATCGCTCATCCACTAGACCCATGGCCTTACCTTTGAGTTCACCATCTGCCCACTTAGGCATGGCAATGGTTCGCTCGCTTGGGTCTAAGTCTTTGAGCTTGAGGTTAATCACGTAGTCGCAAGCGGAATTGGCTAACCGGTGATTCTCGTCATGCAACTTACGCCATGTGGTCAGGTGTCGAAACGCCTTGTGCAGATTCTCATGGAGTACCACGAAATTCAACTCGGGCTCTTTCAACTCAGCCACAAACTTGCGACCATACTTCTCGTCACGACCATTGGTGCATGCCGTAGGGATATCATTCACTACGCTCGTACGACCAACCATCAAGATACCAGACCAAAGGGCAAACCTCGGGTCACGCATCAATGTGATCTTCGCCTTCTGAACTTTTCTTTCTTCTAACATTTGTTACCTTTCATTTAAAACATTTACTAACTTTTGACAAACTTCTCTGTCGGCATGCTCGAACAAAGTCTTGCACTCCTTTGTGTCGTATACACAATACCCAAGTATCTGTATCTGCAAAGTACCGCTTTCGTTGGGGTGTCGTTCAATCACCCACCTAGCGATGTACCTACCCCTTCGCATTAGGTCTTCGGGGGTTGTTCCATTCAGTCCTAACATTTGTTAGGTATCTCACAGTAGGTCTTGGTTCTTAACAACCCAGTCCTTGAACGCACTGCTTGAGAAAGCGATACTCTGCTTGGTTGGGTTCTTGGCAATGTTGATAGCGAACACGGCTTGCCACTCGGCATCGAATCGAGACAAGTACTCCATGAATGGGGCAATGGTTTCTTTCGTAATGCGAGCGATAGCACCGAACACCACAATGGCGCATGCACCCGGACTTGTAGGTACGACAGTAGTCTTTGGCTCTTTGACAGTCGCCTCCCATGTAGGCAATTGATCTGAGAACTCAATGTAGGCTTGCATGTCACGCGCACCCGATTCACCAATCGCACCAGTCAAAGCGGCAATCACCGAATCAGGGTCGTTGTCTTTGCGAGTCCGCACAATGTTCGATGCTGTCTCCAATGAGCGTGGTGATACGAACGCATGCTGAGACTTGCGTGGGTTGTAGATGTATGGGTTGTCACCTTGTGCCGCATCGGTATAGCTTGCCAACACATGAGGGAAACGATTCACCCATGCAATCACCTCGGGCTCGAGTCCCTTAGCAATCGCCCATTCAATCCATTGCTCGGCATCGGGCTTGGCAATCGTCACCGGAACCAGTCGGTTACGGCTATGTGCTTTGAGGTTGTCGCCAACTCCATCGGTCGTAAGATTACCAGTCAAAAACACTATGGTATTGCTCGACAATGGAATGTCACCCAAGCGTGGGTTTGCCTTCTCTAGCATGGGGTGAAGCATATTCTTCACAGGGTCTGCACCTTTGGTGAACTCGTCAAGCATGATGACCAATGGTTTGTTCTCATGGATACGGAAGCGGGCATTGGGGTAATACCTTGTGGTCTTGGTATCGTGGTCGATCACAGGCATTGCGATGTCGCCTAAGTCCATATTGGGTACGTCGATATACGCATACTCAAAGCCCAGCTCACCTGCGATATTCTCTAGTAGGGAAGACTTACCGATGCCGGGCTCGCCTTGCAACAGGAAGCGGGTCGTTGGGTTTGTGCGAATGAGGTTAGCCGCTTGCTTGAGGGTAATTGATTTACCGAAATTAATTTCTGCCATGATGTTCTTTCTAATACGCTGATAGTTCTAACATTTGTTAGGGATGCGGGTTGGTGCATCCCATTGCTACGGACACAATTATCCATAGCAACCTTTATTATACCACAAAGTTATGGATATGTCAATTATTTCGTGGGGCTCTCCTCTACAATTTTCTTTAGCCTACGCAAGTCCTCATCAACAATTGCAATTGCGGTGTCGAATCCTTTCCTACGCCCGAGGAAGTATCCTGTGTGATACACAATCCACATCAACGCCAACAACTCCGCAGTCCAAAATAAAATCTCAAGATCAGTCATGCTTCACCTCTCAGTTTATAAAGTTTGATTTTCTTAAGCGTTGGGTACTTGGACACGAATCGTTCCTTCGCCACCGCCTTGCTCTTCGCTTCGAGACTCTCGGCAATCCACATGCCGAACCGCCCACTCCACCCTGTCACATAGTACTTAGCTAACATTTGTTAGTTCCCCGTTAATAATTTGTAGTACGCAATTACCTCGTGCTCGTATCCCTGTGCTAGAAGCACTAGGTTGTTCTCGGGGTCAGGCACGCGCAGTCTTTCCTCGTGGTTACGCATGTATCTGTAATCCCGCTCGGGCACTCGAATCACCGCCCCAGTCCAAGGCACTCGGCACAAATACCATTGCTCACGCATCTTTACCCTCCTTGTGGTACTTGTCGTACGCCCATAGTCGTTTGCCTAACCAATAGACTTCGTTCTCGACAAACTCCCATGTCTTGTACTTGGCGCACTCGTGGTACTTGGGCGGGTCTTGGTCTGACCCCACCCTAATCAGCATCTCAACAATCGCAGGGCAAAAGTCACTCGAATGGGCGGTGTCAAAACCAAAGTACCACCATCCATCCTTGTCCGCTTGTGAGTAAGTCAGCCCTCCATGCACATCGTCTTGGATTGCATCCATCTCATCGTTGCCTCCGTTGTAGTCCTCACCCCAGAATGTGTGTCCCTTGGGTATGCCCACATAACCACAAAGCGTACCTGTAATCGGGTTGCGCTTAATCCTGCACTTGTACCCACTCGGCTCTTGTATCCACTCCGCATTGTCGGGCTCGTCTTCCCATGGTCTGACTGGGTAGAACAGTTTCATCTTCAGACTTGCTTCTAACATTTGTTAGTTCCTTCCTAAAATTATTTCGTACCACTTGCCTTGCATCCAGTCGGCTAGCAAACCAACGGCTCAATCGTTGGGGCTCGTAGCCTTCACTCTCGTCTTGTAACAATCCCATCTTCAACATGGTTCACCTCCAGTTTCATGTGTTTCTCAGTCAGGCTTGCCATTGCTTGCATAGCCCCATGGTCATCACTCTGCGCAACAATCCACCAAGCCTTTTCATTTCCACGCTTCTTGGCAATGCCAACATAGTCGTACCACCTACGCTCAACCACAATGAAAAAGCCCGACTTCCCACGCAAGAGCATCCACTTCTTCTTGCGCCTCGGCATCATGGCCTCCAGTAAAACAAATCAAGGGCTACGACAATCAAGCCGATCAGGAACACGGCTCGCTCGAACTTCTCAAACTTAGTCATCATGCTCTTCCTCCTGCACATGTATGCGCACGATGCGTACGCCTTCAAAGATTTCAACCACTTCGTAGTCGATCTCGGCTTTGTCCAACAACTCATACATTTCCTTCGGTGTCATTTGATCTCCCGCTTGCGTTGTATGGGTAACTCTTTGGTCAGCTCGTGCATCACGGGCTTGGACTCGGACACCTTCAATGTCTGCATCACCTCACCTAACATTTGTAAGTAAGCAGTCTGCGTGACTGGCTTGGACAACTTGTCCACCTTCACATACTTCGGTCTCGTCATGGCTCAGCCCCTTAAATGTTTTTGGTTAGTCTGTTTGAGCGTTGTGTGTGCGCTCGTAGGCGTTACTAATTGATACGGCCCTTTGCCATA